CTTTGTCAAAGAACTGGGTGAGCCCGCGTGTCTGAAGATCAAAGTGGTCGACAGTCACGATCAGAAGTTCCGTCGCCAGATTGCCGCCATGATTATGCGCCTTGCGTGCTTAAACGGCATGATTAGTATGGCAGAGAACACCTCCATGTCTCAAAAGCACACGGTTAACGCGGTGCCGGAAATTATGGGCGCGGTCGCCTCGGCTTGGCCGAAGATGCTCACCATCGAAGCCAAGATGATGGACTACTTGCGCTCAGTCCCGGTCTCAGAAGCCGCCGCCCTGGCGTTTTATAGCCATAGCCTCGCCAGTCGCAAGACCCGCATCGGCACCGAGATCAATAAGGCGCGCTTAAACTACATTAAGCTGATCCACGACTCGTATCAGATGCCGAATAACGCCTACAAAGTGTACAACACCCTTACCCACCTCTCGACGCACATTGAGACCCAACGTGAAGGAACGTGCCCTAGGACTAAGCAATTACGAATGGAAGGCGAGATTCAATCGGTGATCCAAGGAAATTCATTTCGTCAATTAGCGCAATTAGATGAATTTGCACTGGCGGCCTAAGCTGTATTGTGAAATAGTAGCTGAACTACTAACATAGATGTTCGTTTCGTATTTACAAGGATTTTTGATGAGCGACTTCTGTGATGACGCCAGTAAAGCGTCAGAGATGTTCCTTTCTGTCGCGTTGGCCAACCGACGAACAGACGGACCCCCGCCCAAAGGCTTTTGCTACAACTGCACAGAGCCATTGGATGGGGATCTGCGATTCTGCGACTCCGATTGTCGCGACGATTGGATTATTTTATCAGCTAGATAAAGGGATGGTATGGGTCAGTCGAGTAATTTATGGAGTCCCGAGGAAGTTCGTTTTCTCATCACCCGCTTTGATGAGCTAACCACCGCGCAGCTCGCCCAAGCCATCGGTCGCAGCATGACCAGTATTCGAGTTCAAGCCTCGCGCTTGCATCTCTCCGCCCGCATTGGGCGCAAAAAAGCGATGAATCTCAAGAGCACGCGCACCGCGTTTCTTCGAGACCCCTGCATGGTCACGCCCTCGTCGAAAGTCGGCGAATATTGGCCACGCCACAGCAACTTATATTAACGCACTGTACACACGCAGTAAGGAGCACACATGACCAAGCTGACCTTCTTAGAAGCAGCCAACGGGGAACGCCTCGGCAAAACATTTAAAGAAACGTCCACCTCGAGCTATCCGTTGGTAAAAACCCTCAACAGTTTTGAATACACGCCAAGTACGATACAAGCGCGGTACGACCTCATTTGTGAGCACGCAGCCAAGGGCCACGCCCTTTTACGCGGTGACCTCACCAAACTACTCGCGAAGGAGAGTCGCCGCGGGTTAGCGGACAAGACTAAACCCAACGCCACCTTCTTATTGGACGTCGATAACCTGAAATTGGAAGGCTACACCCCACCCACAGGGAAACTGCGAGCGACTCACGTCGAGAACATCTGTGAGCGAGTCATCGCGCTGTTACCCCCGTGGATGCACAGCGTCAGCTACATTGGCCACGCTTCATCCTCGATGGGTCGTGCGCAGTCAACCCGCGTTTCTGTTCACATCGAGTTTATGCTAACGCAGGCGATTAACCCTGCGGTGTTAAAGGAATACACGCGATTCCTTAACTTCGACTGTGAGGGCATCAGTGACCAGCTCCTGCTGAGTAACACCAACGTCTCTGTGAAGCCCATACTGGACCCCTGCGTGGCGGATAACTCACACCTAATCTACATTGCTCCGCCTGTGTTCGACGGCATCGACGATCCATTTCAAAGCCCTGAGCACCGCTTCTGTTTAGTGGAAAAGGCGGACGACACGCTGAACCTAACAGGCCATGTCTCAGCAATAGACAGTGCAACAATGTTCGCCAAACAACGCAAGCGCTTGGATCAATTGCGCAAAGCAAACAGTTTGCCACTGTACCGTCCTACAAAAAAGGATTACGTCACCAAGGAAGGCAAAGTACGTGTCGTGGTTAACCCCGACAAGTTCAAGTTAGACGTTTGTGGTGTGGATGACGAATTCGTTCGCTTCAACGCCACAGGATCAAATAATTACAAGTATTGGGCGCGATTAACGTCGCCCCACATCATCCATTGTTGGAACGGGGACGACAGTTTTGAGTTTCAGAAGGCAGACTCCGAGGGCTACTTGGAGTTCATCTCAAATTACAAGACCAACATCGACAAGGTGACCAACGAGACCGCCCTGGTCTTCCGTGACATTCAAGCGGATAAGCACTACACCGTCTTGTACGATACGAAAGAAGACGAGTTTTTACCGGATCTTACGGGAAAGCAGTACGTTCATGAAACCGCGTTGGGTAACCTCGAGTCCTGGCTATCCGAATACGGACAGCCATTACCTGACCCGATCCCCTCGCTCAATTATGTCTTCAACCCGCTTGAAACCGCGACGTTACGCAACGAGACCAACGGCCTGGTTAATAAATACGCGGCACCACCTCATGTTAAGCACCCACGTAATATTGACCCTGAATTCAAAGGGATCACCTACGACATGGACAGCGAAAACAACATGGGTGGCGCGCTGTTAAAGCAACTGTGCCCGAACGCCTATAAGGTGATGTGGCACATGACCGGAAGTACACAGAAGGAGTTTGACCACTTCATCAACTGGTTGGCCGCAGCCATCGACAAGAAAGAGCCGTTACAGACGGTTTGGATCTTCTCAGGCACCCAAGGTACCGGCAAAGGTTTGTTCTTTAACTACTTACTGACGCCCATGATCGGTAAAAGTAACGTCGCGGGTAAAAAATTGTCCGCATTAGAGGATAACTTCAATAGTTTCCTTGGTGATAAGTTGTTTGTTGTGCTGGACGAGTTCCATATCTCGGACTCCAAGCAAGACCAGCGCACGTTTGACTACATCAAGTACATCACCGGTAACGACCGTTTGGACGTCCGCGCGATGTATAAAGAAAGTGTCAACATGCGCACCTATTGCAACTTTATGTTCTTCTCGAATCACGCCGACGTAGCTCGCTTAGAAGCGGGAGATAGACGGCACAATGTGGGCTTCCCCCAACCGTTACAGATCCCCGAAGTCTACCCAGAGTTATTCAGTGATGACGTGGATTTGCCCGAACTGTTAGGGTCAGAAGTACCCGATCTATTCTCGTTTCTACACCACTTCAACTACAGCCACCATGCGGCAACCAACTGTTTAGAAAACGAAGCCAAACGCAATATGCGAGTGGCCGCGATGGGCGTGCATCAGAAGTTCTGCTTTGCATTACGCGAAGGCGATCTGGATTACTTCATCGAGAACATGAACGCGCTGACCAACACACCGACGCACTTACTCAGTGTGAAGCAAGTGGCTGAAAAGGTACTCACCAAGTGGATTAACGATGCAGTGAACGAGCTACCGACCGATGTAGCTATCTCTGAAGCACACGCCATGTACTTGGTGCTAAACCCCGACAGCAATTCCACCAGTCAGAAATTTGCCAGTATGTTAACGCGTAACGACGTAGTGCAGGAACGTAAACGCAGGAACGGAACCCGCGCTAATTACGTGGTCTCTCGCTTTGGCTTTACCGACTATGAAGCCACTGACTTCTTGGATAAGGCACCCACGCCTATCCCCGCCGAAAAGCGCGTCACCTGTATGGCGAAGATACCCCAACAAAAATAGGAGGCTATATGCGAGTCCAACCCTTAACCGCCTACGAGGTGCGCCATTTTGTGCAGCCTCCGGCACTCAAGCAAGGTGACCCTGTCGCCCTACTCAATGAATACATCGTGCAGGAAGTTGAAAAAGCAATGGTCAAGGAGTCCGTCGAAATGCGGGCGCACTTGGTCAGCCTGTATCACTACCTAAACGATAAACCGGAGGTGCATTGATGTCCGACATTCCAGTATTTAACCCCAACCAATGGGAAACCCGCCCCAAAGGCGTTGACCCCGCCCCCGTATTCGATGGTGCCATCTTTGACCCTCGTGCGGCGGCAGAAGCAGCCCGAAAAGAACGCATTAAACGGCTCGACCCGTTGGATGCCCCTTTGGGCCTCATTCCCACAACGTCGTTTTCGTCTTTGTCTAACTTCGAGCAGTGCCCCTGGCATTTGTATCTGAGCAAGGTCGAAAAGTGTCCTGATGTGGCTGGCCCTGCGGCACAACGAGGAACAAAAATCCATGACAAAGCGGAAAATTACATCACGGGTGAGACCGTCAGTGACGACCTCCCAAAAGAATTGGCAAAATTTGAAGCGCTTTTTAAAGATCTGCGCGCGCGTTATTCTTCCGGTGCTATTCATGTTGAGGAAGATTGGGCGTTCACGCGCGAGTGGGAGCCCACCGGATGGCGATCAGACGACTGCTGGCTCCGAATGAAGCTCGACGCCCTTGACCTTGAATCCCCCACCTCGGCCAAGGTTTACGACTGGAAGACAGGCCGGAAATTCGGCAACGAAGTCAAACATGGGCAGCAATCCCTACTGTACGTTATTTCGACCTTCATCAAATGGCCAGAGTTAGAGTTTGTGGAAGCCAGCATGATCTACCTCGACAAAGGCGAGACCATGACCACAACCTACAGCCGCGATCAAGCGATGCTGTTCTTCGATCGCTACAACCTTCGATTTAACCAGGCCACCACCTGTGTTGATTTCAAACCCACCCCCAATGCAAGCGCCTGTAAATGGTGTGCGCACGCCAAAGTGCAGGAAGGCTTAGACCATCCCGCGTGTCAATGGCGCTATTCGGCTCACTAGGAGAAACATTATGACTGAGTATTTCAACGAACCTTTCCCTTTTAAAGAAATCCGCAACGGCGGTGACGATTTCGAGGGAGATTACTTCAACTACGCCAGCGACCTTACTGCGCTAGGTTACGCCGATAGCCAAATTTGGTCTGTCGTCGAAACAGACTCCGATGACCCCAAAATAAACTACGTCGTTATTACCGGCCCCTCGCACCATTATGTGAACCGTATTGGTTACTTTGCCACCAATGAGCACCATGACGGCAAAACCTACTATTACGATGACATTGACTTAATGGAGTGACCCCGCTAGCGAATTACCCCAGCGGGCGGTGGGGCCAATAACACCCGCAGTAACGACAACTTGGTTTTTGCATGTTGACCTCCTGAAGTTGAGACGTTACCCCAGTTATCGGCGGTCTGGGCGATCAAATACTGCCATCACTTACCAAGGAGAGCAAGCATGACCCTAGCTAGAGACATTTACACCCGCTGCTGTGCGGAAGCCTTATTCCAGTCTGAAGGAGAAGGCATCACAGAAGAAGAACTGACCTTAATTTCGTCGTATGCCTTTGTTGCTGCGCAAACCTTTACTGAACTCGAGGACATGACCCATGAAGAACGGAAGAGACACACCATTAGCTGTGCCGCCAAACTTGCCGCCACTCTTTGAGCATCAGCAAGCCACTGTCGACTTCTTATTGCATCAAGAGTGTGCGCTGATCACCTCAGACGCCGGTACGGGCAAAACCCGCTGTGTGTTGGAGGCGTTCAAGCAGTCTGACGCAAAACGGATGCTCGTATTAGCCCCACTGTCGATCTTAAAACCGGCATGGGGCGATGACATCGACCAGTGGACGCCTGACATTACGTGGGGCATCAGTACGGCGGGGACGGACAAGAAGCGCCGCGAAGCCTTCGACTCTGGCCGTCAGATCGTAATCACGAACCACGACGCGGTGAAATGGCTACTGAAGCGCGAGAATGTCGACGTCTTACATGACTTCGACATGATTTGCGTGGATGAAGTCACCGCATTTAAGAACCCGAGCTCAGAACGCAGCCAGGCCATACGCGATCTAGTCGACATTTTTGAACGCCGCGTGATGATGTCCGGTACGATCACCCCCAACAGCGTGACCGACATTTGGCACCCTGTCGTGTTACTCGACGAGGGCGAGCGTTTAGGTCGTTCATTCTATGGCTTCCGCTTACAGGTCTGTACGCCCCAACAAGTCGGCCCTAACCCCAATCAGGTGAAGTGGCTCGACAATGTGGGTGCGGAAGATCAAGTGGCCGCTAAAATCCATGACATTACCATTCGCTATCGGTTCGAGGACTGCATCGACATTCCCGAACGCACAAACCGCATGATGTACATTGATCTGCCGCCGCGACTGCAAACCAATTATGTCATCCTCAAAGAACAGGCGATCCTGGAAGCCGAAAGTGGCGCCATGATTAACGCGGTTCACGCAGGAGCGAAGTACCAAAAGTTACTCCAATTGTGCTCCGGCGCCGTGTACGACGAAGACGGGAAAACTCAAGTCTTCAGTACCGCACGCAGTCAATTGGTACTGGATCTAGTTGCCGAGCGCGACCACAGCGTGGTGGCCTTCAACTGGAAACATCAAAAAGCAGAATTGTTGAAACTCGCTGACAAAATGGGCTTTGCCTACGCTGTCATTGACGGCGAGACGAAGCAAGCTGATCGAGAGAAGGCCGTCGACGACTTCCAAGCTGGAAAGCTAAAAGTCTTGTTTGCCCACCCCGCATCAGCGGGTCACGGTCTGACCTTGACCAAAGGCTGCGCCACAATTTGGGCCAGCCCCACCAACCGATCTGAACTGTTCTCGCAATTCAACTCGCGCATTTACCGCGCAGGCCAGAAGCGCAAGACAGAGACGATCACTATCGCAGCTCGCGATACTTTTGAAGAAGACGCGTACCACACCTTGGACGGCAAACTCGCCGCGATGGGCTCGTTGCTCGACATCTTCCAGAAGAACACGGCATTTGCCGCCTGATCTAATTGATCAGTAATTAAAAACTAGAGGAATACCCCATGATTAATTTTAACGAAGTATTTGAACACGCTGAAGCAACCACGCCATTTGACCAGTTAATCGCTGTGTTAAACACTGCCCAAAAAGCAGTTAGGGCTGAACGCGACCGCATCTACAAGGATGAAACTGCCGAAACTAAATTCACTGAAGCGGTATGTAATGTGTCCGCCCTGTCTAAGCAATTGGCGGATAACCCCGCGTTGATCGACGACTACTTGGATGCTGCTGCTGAGATGAAGAAAGCGAACACCGCTCGTAACAACCGCGGGGAGAAGTCTGAACCGCAATGGCCTGACATCAACCAATGTTGGTCACGCGCTGAAGACTTATTACTTGAGTTGTCAGGAGTGGAGCAAGACGTCGCGATTGCGGCGTAGGAGTATAAAATGTCTGATATGACCCTCGCACAGCTGCTTAACACGGCTAAAACGCTGCGTACCGAGAAACGAGCTCTCGAAAAAGACGTAAAAGTGGTTGGCCAGAGCCTTGAGGACATCAACGAACAGATCCGAGCCAAGATGCACGCCGAAGGCATCGAGCAAACGGCTGTTGATGGCGTCACGGTCTCGTTGAGTACCACCACGGTCTATAACATCGCCGACTACACGGCCTTTCACGATTTTATTATCGAGAGCGGCCACACCGGTCTTCTGCAACGGCGGGTATCCAATAAGTACGTCAGTGAGCTTATGCGCACCGTCGATACTGTCCCTGGACTCGTCCCGTTCGAGAAGGAAAACGTCAATATGCGGGTCTCATGACCTTCTGTTTGACGTATATTTATAGTAGCTGAACTGCTATAATAGTCAGGTTAAGCCCTCTTCGTGAGGGCTTACCTATCAACCAATTAATCAAGTGAGAAATCGTATGAGCAAATCAATTGTTGCATTCCAACCAGCCGACACCCTACCAGCCCACCTTAGCGGAGGAACTGGTCTCGGTAATGAAAACGTATCCGCCTCGGATATGGCAATCCCAACCCTAGCGCTTGCCCAGGCACTTAGCCCCGAAATTAAAAAGACGGATCCTAAGTTCATCAAAGGGCTCGAACTCGGCCACATCTTTAATAAACTCACCGGTGATGTTTATGAAAATGTGTTCGTGGTTAACCTGAAATTCGATACCGGTTTCACTGTCTTTAAGAAGCGTGAGCAAGGTGGCGGTTTTGAAGGCAATCACGAAAGCCTAGCGGTAGCTGAACAGCACCTTGCTAACAAAGGGTTTAACGTGGATCACTATGACATCGTAGAGACCGCAGTACACACTGTGGCGGTGCTAGACGATGCGGGTCAAAACCCTGTGGTGGCTAAGATTTACATGAGCGGTGCCAATAAAAAGGTATCTGACGCATGGAACACGGCCATCTCCGGCATTGACTGTGACCGTTTTGGTACCGTGTGGACTTTGTCTTCGGTCGAAGAACAGAACCGCATGGGCCAAGGTTATCAAGTGTTCAAAGCGACGCTTGCGGGTTACGCGGGCGAAGAGTTGCTCAAGGAAGCACGCGCGACTTACTTCGCCATGAAGGGCTTAACGGATCCAACGATCCACTAAGTGTTCCTTTAGTAAAAGCCACCCTTCGGGGTGGTTTTTTGTTTTCGGAGTCTATAATGAATGAGCACAGTTACATCAAAGCCATCCATCGGCTGCTGCCCTCGTCCTTATATAAGTGGAAGATCAACGATAATTTCCATGGTGGCGTAGCCGATGCCTACTACTCCGGTCCAACGGGTGACCTGTGGATTGAGTATAAATACTTGCCCCGCCCTCCGAAGCGACTGGATACCGTTGTCAAGACGTGTCTCACTGACCAGCAACTTCACTGGCTGCAATCACGGCAAAACGAAGGTCGGAACATTGCGCTAATTATTGGCATTACCGCACCCCCTGAGTTCAAAACTCGCGATAACCTGATTGTGACTGATTTGAGTCAAAAAGTGACCATGAACACCTTTAGTAGCTCAGCTATTGACAAGAGAGGGGTAGCTGACTATATAATGACCTCGTGCTTAGGAAAGCAATAACACCCGAAGAGGTGAAAAATAGGTAATTTAATCAACACCACCTGTTTAAAGGTAGGAACCTGACAATAAGAGAGGAAGTAACCCGATGGCTAGAGCAAGTAACCTTGCAGGCGCACAGACATCTCCGGAAACGGAAGCCAGTGCCGTACAGCGTCTCATCGCAATCTATAATCGCCAAAAGTCCGAAACTGGACTGAACCAGACGACCCTTGCTAAACGCATGGGACTAAAGCAGCAAAGTGCTGTTTCACAATACTTCCTCGAGAAGGTTCCTTTGAACCTGACTGCGGTCGTAAACTTCGCCCAGGCACTGGATGTCTCCCCTTCTGACATTTATCCTGAGTTAATGGAACCCGTACGTGCCTCATTCTTCCCGAAAGTGGAAATAAGTGTGCGCTACGCAATACAAGGGAAACCGTCAATTTTGACAATCCAATCAGTGGAAGTACAAGGGGATTTAGCCCCTTACGCTGTCCAAGTAGACGTAGATGATTATCTGCCCTACATCTCGAAAGACTCGTTCATTGTCTGCTCTAATCGCGTTAAACCGCAAGAAGGCGCAGAAGTGTTCATTGAACTACACGATGGAAATCGGTTCATTGCGCGCTACTTCTATGACAAAGATGGCGTGACTCAAGTCTTAAAGTTGCAGGATAATAGAATCTACGACTTCCAATCACAGGCTATTGCAGTCTGCGACATGGTGATCGGTACACACCGAGCCACCAATTGGGAGCTACGAAACTAACCTAAGTAGTAAACTAAAACAGGGGTACGTATATGCAACAGGTATACTTACAGTCACAAACAATACACGATCGATCGTCGTCCGTCAGGATGAAGATGATGGACTGGATGCGCCTCAAGGAATACGAATGGTGGCTGATCCATACCGACTGTATGCCAGTGCAATCGCCACGTTTGGCAGTTGATCGATTTTTGTGTTGGTTCGGACCGCTCAATATGTCGTTTGGCTATGCTGCGCGATCTGACCTGCATACTGGCCCTCCATCCGAATAGCTTTTTTTTACCCTTTATATAGCAGTTGAACTACTAGCAGCACAGCTACTAAGGAGCACCATTGAATATTCACCCCCTCGAAGACCCACTGGTTGAACCTACCCCGCTAACTGGGGGGTCTTCATCCTACTACAAGTTGGGCATTGCGCATCCAACCACATTGCCTGCCCCCTATACGGCGGAATGTAACGACATTATTGAAGCGCTCAACATGAATTATGCGGAAGGTAACGCATTTAAAGCAATATGGCGCCGTGCCGCCGAACGTCAAGGGCGAGGAAAGCCTGGGACATCACTGCTATACGACTCGGAGAAGGTGGTTTTCTTCGGCGAGCGTTTGGTAGTCCAAGCACGAATGGAGTAACCTATGAATCAAGATCTAATAACGACGCTACCTAAGTGGGTACGCATCAAAAAATACGCATTAATGAGTGGCATCACTTACGACGCCATGAAAGGTAAAATCGCACGGGCACAGGTGGCCGAAGGCATTCACTACGTCACCGCACCCGATGGCAGAACAATGATTAATTGGAGTGCAATGGATGACTGGGCCGAAGGTAAAATCAAACACTGAATTGCAAGTCTACTGTAAGTCGATCCGTGGCGTCACTATTCAAAGCGACAAAATACGGATCAACTTTACCTACAGAGGGGTTCCGTGTCGACCTATTCTGCGCGGGCTCGTAGTGTCCAAGAAGAGCCTTAAATGGGCTGAGCAAAAACGCAACGTCGTCCTCTTTGAAATCGACAATGGCACCTTTAATTACGCTGCTCATTTCCCCAACGATAAAAAAGTAGCCTTATTCTCGAAGTCGGACATTCCAAAAACCATTAACCAGGGGCTTAAGGCTTTCTTTAAGCTGAAGAAGCCCCGACTTGCGCCCAAAACTTTTTCAACTTATAAATCAAAATCCAAGCACATTGAACGGGCATTCGGGGAAATGCACATTAAGACCTTGCGAAATTCACAAATCGAGACCTGGATTAGCCATGAGTTAGCGTACTTATCCAACAAAACCATTAAAGAAATTCTTATTCCTTTACGCGGAGTAATGAAAGCCACCTGTAAGGATGACCCCAGCTTCATTAATCCCTGCGACAACCTTGACGAGTTAAAGCTACTTTACCCCGAGGTAGACCCCTTTACCTTAAATGAAATGACGCGCTTGTTCGAGACCCCCACTTGGCGCACCCACGAGATCAACATGATGCAATTTGCCTGTTGGACGGGGCCAAGCGTGTCTGAGTACATCGCGGTAGCGTGGGAAGACTTAGATACTACGGATTGGACCATGCGCATCCGCCGTAACCGTGTTGAAGGGATCTGGAAATGCACCAAGAACGACAGCCGAACGCGCACTATTGAGATCATGCCTGCGGCGCGGGAAGCGCTCCTACGCCAAAAAGCCAACACTTTTTTGAACAGGCCCATCGACATTCGTGTCCTACAGCGCGATAACAAAACCTACTTATGGGAAAGCATTACTCCGATCTTCCTTAACAGCGCGACAGGTGAACCGTTTTTAGGCGATCAACCTGTGCGCGACTTGTTCTTTCGAGACCACTGTAAACGTGCGGGAGTACCCTACCGTGGGCCCAATAATTGCCGCCACACCTTTGCCTCACAAATGCTGACCTTGGGATTATCAAAAGAATGGTTGAAGTGCCAACTGGGCCATCGGACGACGGCGATGATTGATCGCCATTACGCTAGATGGATTCGTGAAGATGCGCCGAACATGGCTGACGAAGTGGCAAAGCGTTTGATTTGGGAAGCACCGAGGGATATGGACTTAATCCCGCGTTTCCAACTGTTAGAAACACACCGAAAACGGTAAAAAACCAGCCAAAAGTGTACAACCAGTGTAAGCTAAAAAATGCTTGCTTGTAACTTATTGATTTTAAAAGGGAAAAATGGCGGAGAGGGAGGGATTCGAACCCTCGAAGACCGTTTTCCCCCAATCACCAACGGACGCGATAATACACTGAAATACACCATGAATACAACAGTTTATATCACCTTATTGCAAGTCAGTCAGACTCACCCAGAATCACAGAGTGGCTCAGAAGTGTAGAAAAAGTGTACAAATGTGTAAGCTACGTGTAAGCATTTTTAATGCACCCTTGGCTTCGCCGTCGTCCGACTCAACTCACCATCTTTTTTATGGTACGTTACCGCCCTGGCACATCGCCAACTGACATACCCGCCTCGAGCTGAATACGCGTCTCGTGCAGACAAGGTCGGATGCCGTTCAACAATCGCGCCACCGCCTTCGGCAATTTCTTGCTCTTGGTGGTGGTAGTGTCCGGTGTGGATATAAGTGTACTCGGCCTGACCCCACATTTTGCGAAACTTCGGTTCACTGGCGAATAACATCGGCAAGCGTTTGTTTGCGACTTTGTGGCCATGATGGAAGCCCAGTAAAATATCGCCGTGCTTCTCCGCATAAAAGGGCAGCGCTTCAGTGTTCACTTCGACACGCGGGTTGTCTGCGAATATCTTATTCATCGCAATACGCAGCCACAAGGAGCCGGATTCGTCGTGGTTACCTTCGCACATCAGCATTTTTACGTTGCGGTGCTTCTGCAACAACAAGCCGGTCACTTCGCAAATTACGTCGATGGCCAATTCAATGACTTCCCCGTAACGGCCAGACGCATCCAATATATGTCGACTCGCTGGCGTTACCGCTTCAAGCCCGTCGAAGTGTAAGAAGTCGCCTAGCTGGTTAAAGATGGCGAACTCCGATGGCGGGCTCTGTGCAATCAGGTCTTGAAACGCGTTAATCATTACCGATTTTGCGGTGGGCAGATCCCAGTGCTCACCACCCTCGCCTTCCCACGCTAACATGCCTAAGTGAAAATCCGTTAATGTGTACACGGTGCACAGTTCTTCGTTCGGGGTTGCTTGCGGCGGTTTGATGACCGGAATAGTCTGCATTTTCTCGGCGGCACGCCCTAATACGTCGTGCAGCATGTCTAAATTCTCGGATTCTTTAAACGCAGTCTTGTACCACGTTAATGTCCCGTCCTCGTCTTTCTTTAAGAATGAGCGCCCTTTAAGTATTTCGCTCGGCGCAGTCGCCTGGTTTAACCCTGCTTCCGGCGCAAAGCCATCTTCTCGGGCCACGCGCTCACGCATTGTTTTCAGAGCGCGACGAACGGACCGTTGATCTTGTCCGAGGGCATTCGCCCCGCCGTTGATTGACCCCGCCTTAATAATGGCTTCCAGCTTCTCCCGTTCTTGGGGTCGCGCATAGGGGAGATATTGTTCATAATTCATTGTCTTCGTCCTCTTCTTCCGGTGAAAGACCCAGTTCAATGCCCCACGACTTGAGGATCCTAGTGGCTTCTTCTTTATCGCTCACATGCAATTCGATGTAGCGGTGTATTTGGATGGGCACAATGCCAATGACCGTTAGGATCACTGCGGCGACGCCGCCAATGGTGATGGCTTCGATCAAGAAGGCCAGTGCAGATAATAATGATTCCATGTTAGATCCCCTCTTTGTAGAACAACTCTACGAACATTCGACACACGTCACTGCGCTGTATGTCTGCAATTTCAAAATCAACGACAGTTAGTGGCAATTGGTGTTTATCCAGTAAATTAATCAACACCCCTAAACCCGACGTTTGTTTGATGTCTGACTGAGCCAAATCGCCCATCAACACCAACATACAGTTCTCGCCAATTCTCGTGGTTACCGCCTTGATCTCTTCAACCGTCATCTGTTGGGCTTCGTCGATCAGCACAATCGCACCTTCTTTATCGCCGCCGAATGATCTGCCGCGGATGGTCTCTAAGGGTTGCAGCTCGATGTTGCCGCTGTTTAAGGCAATCTCGAATCGGGCTGAACCCATGCGTTGTTTGAGCACGTCGACCATCGGCATGACCCAGTTCATCATCTTGTCGTCTTTGTCGCCTTTAAATGCCCCCAACGAACGACCGGTAGGGATGTTGGCACGGCACAAAATGATCTTCTGTACGCGGTTTTGCAGGAATTGATCCGCCGCGTAGGCACATGCCAGGTAAGTTTTACCTGACCCCGCAACGCCACTGGCGATAATTACTGGGCAGTGTGTGTTTTTAAGTGCTTTTAAATATTTATCTTGGTTCTGTGTCTTCGGTTGTAGGGGTGGTCGTTGACGTTCCTCTGCAAATTTTTCGGTGGACTTCGTACGTGCGTCTTGGGTGTTCGTCGTGCGTTGTCGTTTTGCCACGGGCAGTTCCTTTGTGGGTGGTGATTTAAATAAAATAGTCCTTAGAAATTAAGCATTCTCCAGTGCGACCACTCGGGATAATAAGTCGACTAAATCAACTTCAATACCGCCGGAATATGGGTCAGCAATTGAAACGTAACCGGTGCCTCCTGGTGCACCACATGTAACGTATTTTGAATTCGACCCACTGTAGTATTTGCCATAAATGGGTACGCCGTTTGCGTAGGTGATTGTTGCCCCACTGGGCACGCCGCCTGCACCACCGGAACCGATAAAGAACTTAACGCTCTTGGTTCCTGTCGGGATAGCGATTTGCTGGCTGATGACTGAGCCGCTTGCGGCAGCGCCATACACGGCTGCGATAGGCGAACCGTTATAGCCATTCGCGCCACCGCCACCACCGCCACCACCTAGCGTACCGGCACTGGGAATTTGACTTCCTGTGGGTATGTAGCCGCCTGCATAGAGAGTGCCGCCTGCGCCTGACGAATTGGGCTGGGAGGAAGCCACACCCGCTGCGCCCGTGCCATCCCAAGTATTTGACCGAACTGAATGCGATCTCGCCGCACCGCCCGATGCTGTAATGGTGGTGGATAATTGAGAACCTGTGCCGTCCACATCGTCATAGAATTTTAGCCATGAATCACTGCCCGCCGCGCCGCCCACGCCTGACCCGGAAATGACCGACGGCACACCGTTTGTACACGCACCCGCGCCGCCACCAATAATTTCAAGTGATAGATATTCAGTCAGCGATGAGATGTTCTGCGTATATGTGCCGGAGTTTGAGTATTCTACTTTGGCCCCTGGTGAGCCCGTAAATATTTTTACGTTGTTAAGTGTTAAGTTACCCAAGGTGTCTGCGTAGATCCCACCAGTAGATGACGAGAGGTAAAAACCTGTCATCTGATTGCCCTGCGCATCAACTGAGCGCCCATAGAACGCGCCTTCGTTCGTATCACCGAGAGACGACTTACCAAACACAAGACCGGAGTTTGAAGAGGCGAAGGTGATATTCCCATCGACGTTGATTTTATCCGCACTGATGCCTCCCGCATCAATCATTTCACTGGTCACTGTGATAGCGTCTACTTGTGACGCCGTTAGTAGGGTTGTGACTTGCATAAAGTCTGTGGTGAGATTGGCTATCTTTGCTACATCAATGGACGCATCCGCAATCATCGCTGTGTCCATGTAAGTGCCCGCGGCGAACCATTGTCCTGTGGGATGGTTTGCTTGCTGCCAAGCCTGCGTCGTGTTCGTGTATTGTGTGCCACTCAATGCGACCGTCAAACCCGCGCCAGTAATCACAGAAAAAGGCTGCACTGAACTCGACCCATCTGAGATCTTGAACACGCCCGCGTTAACGGCAAATTCACTGTAGGTTGAGCTGCCGTAGATCCCGTAACCCGCGACATTACCGTTGACATCGACCTTGACGTAGTTCTCAGCGCTCAATCCGTTGATTGTTCCTGTATGGCTTTGGATAGAGGCGCTATTGCTCCCAACCGTTGTGTTCAAGGTAGTGATGTCACTTGCTTGGGACGTTATTTCATTGCCCTGCGTGGCTACGGTTGTGCTAAGTGTATTTAACCCACTTGCCGAAGCGGCCACACCCGTAGTGGGGTTATTAACCGTGGTTTCCAACGCCGTGATGTCACTCGCGTTAGTCGAAATATTGGCGCCCTGAGTTGTGACTGTAGTAGCGAGACTTGATAATCCCGAAGCGTTCGCGGCAACATCAACATCGGTAGCC